ACATCTTTTCATGCTAGTCTTTTGGCATCAGAGGGTGGCTTTATAGATCAAGGTGCAAAGTGTGTAGTGTTGTGTAACGAAGAAGCCTACAAGCGAGTTGGTCTGCGATATCTGTATTGTAAATCTAAGATGTCTAGTGAAGAGGTTTTAGAGAACAGAGACTTGGCTATTAAGAGATACGCTCCTGTCAAAGAGTTATTATCTATTAAGGATGCTACAGATAAACGTATGGATTATGTAGAACAGCTTGCAAAAAGCGTCAAACCTGATATAATAGTTCTCGATATGGGAGATAAGTTTGCAGTGTCAGGTTCAGATAGATCAGATATTTATTTAAAAGAGGCAGCGATTCACGCTAGAAACATAGCAAAGAAGTATAATTGTGCTATCATATGGATGTCTCAGCTATCAGCAGAGGCTGAAGGTAAGATAAATGTCAATCAATCTATGCTTGAGGGCAGTAAAACTGGTAAGGCAGCCGAAGCAGATTTGATGTTATTAATTAGTAAGAACCCTGAGATTGAAGGTCAGGACAGTAACGATCCTCAACGTCACATTAGATTGGCTAAAAACAAACTAACAGGTTGGCATGGCACAGTACATGTCGAGCTAGATGTAGAGAGAGGTATATATTCAGCATGAAGATTGTACTTGATGTAGAGAATACTACAACAAAGAGGGATGGCAAGTTACATCTTGACCCTTTTGAACCTGACAATTCTTTGACACTTGTAGGAATACAGGATTGGTTAGAGGATGAGGCAACTGTTTTTGTGTTTGATCACAAGGAAAAGACCATAGAGGACGATGATGCAGACAAAAGACTACAAAAAGTGCTTGACAACACCACGTTATTGATAGGTCACAACTTACAGTACGACCTTCAGTGGCTTTGGGCATGCGGTTTTAAGTATGATGGCGAGATTTTTGACACAATGTTAGGTGATTATATACTACAACGTGGTCAGAAGGGGTCTGTGAGCCTAGAAAACTGTGCAATACGGCACAATTTAGACATGAAGAAGTCAGATACACTAAAAAATTACTTTACTAGAGGGTTTCAGACAGATGATATACCTCTTGACGAGCTATCAGAATACCTAAAGCAGGATTTGAGAGTAACAAAACAGCTTTACTGGACATTGATGGAAGAATATGACAAGCCTGAGTCGCAATCCTTGATAAAAGTGCGTGATATTAACAACAAAGTGTGTAAAACACTAGCAAGAATGTATATGAATGGCTTTGCAGTGGACAAAAATGCCCTTGCTCAGGTTAGAAAAGACTTTGAAGATGAACTTTTAGATATAGAAAACAGATTAAATACATTTGTCAAGAAACTAATGGGTGATACACCAATAAATCTTAACTCTCCAGAGCAAATTAGTCAAGTTATCTACTCTAGAATACTACATGATAAGAAAAAGTGGGCGGTTGCGTTTGATAATGCCGACACAAAAGAAGATTTTAGAAAGGCTGTCAAGGAAAATAGTTCTATGATGGTAAAAACTAAAGCAAGTGTATGCAAAACGTGCAATGGTGAAGGTAAAATACGCAAGATAAAGAAAGATGGGACTCCATTTGCCAAGCCTAGTCGCTGTGTAGATTGTGACACAAGAGGATACAAGCTGACAAAACTAAAAGAAATGGCAGGTCTTGGCTTCTTTCCCCCATCAAAAGCATGGGTTAGTGCTAATGGTTTTTCTACAAGCAAGGGTAATCTAGAGGGTCTTATAAATATAGCTAAGGCAAAGGGTCTTACTTACGCAGAATCATTCTTGTCAGATCTTAAGAGACAGAGTGCTGTGTCTAGTTATCTCTCTGCTTTTGTTGAGGGCATAACAATACATACAAAGAATGACAATAGGCTACACGTAAAGCTACTACAGCATAGAACTGCTACTGGTAGATTTAGCGGAGCAGATCCTAACATGCAGAACATGCCAAGGGGCGGTACGTTTCCTGTTAAGAAAGTATTTGTCTCTCGTTGGAACTGTGATAGTTTTGGTATGAAGGGTAAGATACTAGAAGCAGACTTTGCACAGCTAGAGTTCAGAGTGGCAGCACTTTTGTCGCAAGATAAAGTTGCTATGAAGGAAGTGTCTACAGGTTTTGATGTCCACTCCTACACGGCTAAAATTATCTCTGAGGCAGGACAACCTACTACTAGGCAAGAAGCTAAGGCACACACCTTTGCGCCCCTCTACGGAGCTACAGGGTTCGGTAGAACGAAAGCTGAGGCTGAGTATTACACACACTTCATGGACAAGTATAAAGGCATAGCAAAGTGGCATAAGAAGTTAGGTGACGAGGCTATAAATCTTGGCAGAGTGAAGATACCATCAGGCAGACAGTATGCTTTTCCTGACGTAGAGAGAAGAGCAAGCGGTGCGCCTACACATTTCACCATGATAAAGAACTACCCTGTGCAAGGTTTTGCCACTGGTGATATAGTTCCTATAGTTTTACTAGAGATAGAGAAGCTATTGAAGATAGATAATTTAAAGAGTATGTTAGTAAATAGTGTGCATGATTCTGTAGTGTTGGATGTACATCCTGCAGAAGTTGACAAGGTGCTGAACATAATACGACAAGTTAACAAGAACCTAAAGATTATAATAGAAAGTCATTACGATATAGATGTAAATGTACCAATGTTATTAGAATCAAAAATAGGTGATAATTGGCTTGACGTAAGAGATGTTCAGTGATATAATTCACTTTCTTATTTAGGAGAAAATATATATGGAAAATGGTTTAGCAATAATTGGAAAATCTAGTGCTGATTTAGCAGAGTTGATGGGCATGTCAAATGTACCTGCTCGTTCTACCTCAGCACTGGCAGAGATTAAACAGGTTCATCAGAACGTAATGGGTACAAAGAAGGTTGATGGCGAGATGATGGAAGTTGCCATTGTCAAGGCAGGTGCTTTCTCAGTAGTGTTCCCTGATGAATCTGTTTATTACAGTGACAAGATAACTATACGACCTTTCATGCAACGCTTTCAGTTTCAGCGATATGATAAAAACTATCAAAGACCTGATGGCGGTGAGGGTAGAATGTTACGCACTGTTATGGCAACGTCCTTGAATGGGGACTTGAAGGATAACTATGGTGGGTTCAACTGTGGAAGACCCTCAGGTTATGTCAAGGATTTTGACTCGTTGCCACAAGAGACACAAGACCTTATGAGAAGCACCGACAGGTTCAAGATCATATTTGGTTTGTGTACACTCGACAGCCCAAAGGATGCTGAGGGTAAGCCAACTGAAGTAAAGGAGTTTCCTTTCTTAATGAGAATAAAAAACCGTGACAGTTTTAAGGCTATGACTGACTTGTTTTCTCAAATACAAAGAAAGAATAGACTTCCTATTCAACATTTAGTTCACATGTCGTCACAAGTAAAGAGTATACCTAGTGGTGCTACCTACGCTGTTATGAAACCGTACCTAGGTGAGTTAGTAGAGATTAATACTGACGATCAGGAGACACTAAATAATTTTGTCGAGTGGGTTGAGTCTATGAACTCTATCACGTTAAGTAAATGGGAGGAGCATCATCGCCCTGATGAATTGTCAGGTGACGAAGAGGAGATTGCTTCTGAGATCATTGAGATAGAGGAGTAGGCATGAACCATCCTGCAGAGTTGGCGGTACACTCTTTCTTACAGAAAGTCATGTTAGGTAAAGCTAATGTTGACGGTGCTATTCTTGACCTCGTAGCCAAAGATGTAAGGGAGTCTTTAGACCGCCAGTTCTCAGGGGGTAAAAAAGAATTTAAGCTGAGGATGTCCAACATAGGACGTAAGAAGTGTCAGCTTTGGTTTGATAAAAACTCTCCTGAGGACAAACTACCTGACTCTCCTTTCTTTATTATAAACATGATTCTAGGTGATATCATAGAAGCGGTGTTTAAAGGATTGTTACGAGCGTCTGATGTAAAGTTTGACGACAGTGATAAGGTCACACTAAAACTAAGTGACAGTGAAGTTGACGGATCGTATGACATGGTTATGAATGGCAAGGTTGATGATGTAAAGTCAGCCTCTCCTTGGTCTTACGAAAACAAGTTTACAGACTTTGCTACACTTAGTGGTAAAGACAGCTTTGGTTATGTAGCACAGCTAGTTGGCTATGCAAAAGCCAAGGGTGTCCCTGTTGGCGGTTGGTGGGTAATCAACAAAGCTAATGGTAACTTCAAGTATGTGAGTGCTGAAGATGTAGACATGGATGCTGAACTAGAAAAGATACAAGAAACAGTATCCTATATTAACGATGGCGGTGCGTTTGAAAGATGTTACGAGCCTATAGAAGAAACATACTACGGTAAACCTAGCGGTAATTTAAAGCTAGGTGTTGAGTGTAGTTTGTGTAACTATAGAGAAAAGTGTTGGGATGACTTAGAGGTTCTTCCATCAAAGGTTTCTAAATCTTCTAACCCACCATTAGTAAACTACGTGTATCTAGCTAATGCCCAAGATACAGTACAGGAGTAGGTTTGAAGAGGACGTAGCAAAGTTATTACGTTCTCAAAAGCAAAGGATTAGATATGAAAAGCTATCCGTCAAATACGCAGTGCAAATGTTTCGATTGTATAAGCCTGACTTTATTCTTAACAATGGTATTATTATCGAGGCGAAAGGGTGGTTTAAACCATCTGATAGAGTAAAACATTTGTTAGTGCAAGAGCAGTATCCTGATCTGGACATCAGGTTTTTATTTCAAAACGCATACAACAAGATTCATAAAAATTCTAAGACACGCTACTGTGATTGGTGTGACAAGTATGGGTTTCTATGGACAGATAAGGAGATACCAAAAAAGTGGTTGACAGAAAAGAAAAAGAAGATACAACTAGGTGTACTGAACAAGTGGACTTAGTGAATAGTCCACCTCATTATAACAACGGTGGGGTGGAATGTATAGACTATATTGAACAGCAACTAGGTAAAGAATTTGCTTTCTATTGTCAAGGTAATGTGATAAAATACATACACAGATGGCGATACAAAGGCAATGGTATTGAAGATCTTAGAAAGGCGCAATGGTATTTAAGTAGAATGATAACGAGTTTGGAGAGGAGCAATGAAGTTTAAGATTTTAGCAGAGGTAGAGATAGATGATGAATCTAGTCATCTGCCTGTTACTTGTGATGCCGAAAGTAGAAAGAGTGAAGGAGAGAAAGTAATATCAGATATAGTTAAAGATCTCCTGTATGATATGGACGACATAGAAATAATACAAATGAAGGTAACAAAAATATGAATGATTATCAAAAATTTATAGCTATATCTAGGTACGCTAGGTGGCTGCCAAACGAAAAAAGAAGAGAAACGTGGGAAGAAACTGTCAACAGATATGTAGACTTTATGTCTGTGAAAGTA